CAGTCTTTTATGCACACTCCTTCCAAGCTTCCAATTTGACCCAGGCCATATACCTTCCACCAGTTTGACCAATATGTGCTTGTCTTAGCTTTATGCTTAGCCGCTTCTATTTCTTTTACAATTGTTTTCGGTAAAGCCTCGTTGTCTAAATAGGTTAACGTAATAAAGTCTACATCATCCTGGTGTATCACTTCCTTGTCAACCCAAAATACCGCCGCTGGATTATAGTCAAGCCATATATCTTCTGAGGTCCTAATGGCTAATTGATAATAAGAATCGAATGGTACATTGTTACACTCGTTGACATATAATATATTTCGTCTTGCCCCTCTTAATTTATCCGGTTGGTCGACTGAAAAGAATTCAATGTAGCTGCCATTTGTATATGTGTATTTTAATGTTGACTTATTAAACTGGCTATCCCTATAACGATTGGTTGCCATCATTATTTTAAGAAAGTCTTTTAATGCACCTCTACGAAGATGAGGTATTGATTCTGATACTATAGATATTTCAAGCCCCGGTTCTCGTATTGCTTTATCTATTAGTATTGGTATTATCCCAAAGGTCTTTCCCGCGCTCGTGCCTCCTCTAATAACCTTTATACGCTTTTTAAGGCGATGTAACTTCTTTATTGCAGTAGTAACTATAAATTCCATAAAAGTCCTTTAAACCGCTTTAAAACAATTATAGCTCAAATAAAGGTTGTTCTGTGTTGAGTGTAATATCTTTTGTCTCCTTAGGCTTGCCAGCATAGTAATGATAAAACAATTGTACGTACTTAAAATCACCCTGCTCAATACCAGCCTCTAATGCCTTAAATGCTTTGTCTTCAAGTGGTGTAAGTCTCTCGATTAACTTAATCTCTTCGGCCTTAGGTTTACGACCGGCACCTTGTCTTGCTCCTCCGTTGTTTATTCTACCATCCATTTGAATTAGATTGTTTATTCAATTAAATAATAAAAAAAAGGTTTAAATGTTAAATACATTAAATACCAAAGGCTAATCGTTACTAATAGGATTATCGTCCATACTATCTTTTTCATTTGGTTTCTTTTATTTCTATTATAGAATTAACTGGTTCGATAGACATTATACCTGTATTATCAAATTTAATATAAGCTTCGTTAAAACCTTCTTTAGCTAGATGTCTTAATATCCTGTTTAGTTTCCTTATCGTCATCTTTTGGAAGTTTATCTAATATAGCTTGAATCATCAAGTATAATTGTGTTACTGTTTTCTCTAAGTTCTTTATTCTTACTATTTGGCTTTGTCTTTTTTCCATTAGCTTATTTGTGTTGCGTTAGCTTGATATATCTTTGTTTTGTCATTGCTTTTCCAGTTATATCCTTTGATTATTAGTTTTACTCTACTCTTTATATCTTCTACCTTATCCATCGGTAGGTCTTTTAGTAGTTCGTATATAAAGTTTATTTTGTCTTTCTTGCTGTTTAACTCATATAAATCCATTTTAGCTTTAAGTAGTTCTCGTCTTAGTTCCATTACGTCTACATAGTTTTCTACTTCGTCTAATGCTTCTAATTTATATACTACGTTTTTAAATGCAAAGTTTAAATATTTATTTTGCTCTTTCCATACCTCAAAGTTCTTTAAGCCATGTAATACCGTAGCATGATTTTTATCTACTGTTCTTGCTATTGCTGCTAATGTTAAATTAGAAAAGTTTTTTAATATAGAATAAAACATTGCTCTAGCCTCTACCACCTCTCTTTTTCTAGTAGGTGAGTCAACATCATACCCATACTCTTGCTTTACTAACTCTTTTATTTTCTTAATGTGTAAATCTTCCATTTATTAAATTTATCTTATCTATGAATTGACTTAATGTCAATACTTTTATTTCTTTTAATGCTCTGTTTATACCTTCGCAAGCTTCGAAGTCTTCTATCTCTTCATATATAGAAAGTATGATTGTTAGTTCTTTTATCGTACTACCTTCATATATACTATTATATGTTAACTTATAGAAGTGGTCGCTATAGTGTTCCTTTGATAACGTACTCATTGAGTTCTTGCTCTTGCTTTACAAAGTATGTTTCAAATACCTTTAATCCATATTCTAATTTTGCTTTACCTGACTCGTAAAAATCTTTACTAACCTCATAATACCCAAGGTCGCCAGTTGATTTATCAATCACAAAAAAGAAAAAATCTTTATAATTTATATTAAATAAATTGCAATATATATAAACTTGAACATCGTACCCATATTTTTTTGATGCGTAAGGAAATGCGCGTAAATCTGATGTTGTTTTCAAATCAGCTAAATAATTAGAACCAAGTACATCTGCTTTTGCTCTAAACGGATAACCATTAAGAATATCAAAACCAGGTTGTTCGAACTTAGCATCTCTTGTTAATCCTTGCCATATATCATTTTGCAATAAAGCATCGACAGAATACATAGCTTTGTCATACATTTTTCTTGTAAATACAAAATTAGCACTACCTACCTCGGCTACTTTTTCTTTATATTTTTTAGTAGCTTCGGATTGGACCTCGACAACGTGACATAAAGTATCTAACTTTTCTGGCTCTAATGCTCCTAAGTGTATAAGCCTACCCATTTTAAAAGCTCCAGAGTCTGACTTGTAATTTAAACTTCTAGCATATTCTCTTGGCGAAGTTATCAAAGACTTAATAGCCGATGAGCTTAAAGCATACTTACCTAGTTCGCCATAATAAAAGCTATCATCGTACATCTTACTTAATAAAGCTGGTTTGTCCCATACTTTACCATTTAATAATTGTATCTTCTCGGCTCTACCTGATTTTGCATGTATTGACTTAATCTCGTCTACACTTAACCAACAACTATCGTCACCGTGAAAAGAACCATTTAAACTACAATGCAAAGCATGTAATTGCTCTTCGGTCTTAAACTCATAAGACTCATCTTTGATTATTATTTTTAATCCTTGTTTTGCCCAGGTTTTAAAACCTACTTTTGGCGTTGTGAATGTAACATGTTTCCATGTTGGTTTTTTATTTACTACTCTCATTATTTATGTTTTACAAATGTTCCATTTACCATATTTCCAGTTCGATTGCTGATTGTGCCGTACGCTTCATTAATACAATGCTCAATACTGACGCCACCCAGATGGGCAAGACTGGTAAGTACCACAACGCAATCACCAATAGCATCAATAAATTCATCTTTATCGTTTTTAAGAATCGCTTGCGCAAGTTCGCCCGTTTCTTCGAGTAATTTAATGTACTGTGTTTTTTTATCACCTTCATTATATATTCCTTTTTGTTCCGCCCATTGGCGTATTAATTCAAATTGTGTCATAATACTAATTCTGCTTTTATGTATTGTTCGTGTTTATAATTGTCAAGTCTGTACTCGTTGTAATTTCCTTTTAAGATAGGCAATTTATGATTAACAGCATTTAAATATTCATTTACGGCTTCATTATGGTTTTCATAAATGTGCGCATTAATTAAATTTAAACCTAACATATTAGGTTGCAAACCTGTTTTTTTTGCAATCGTATTTAAAAATAAAGCGCAGACAATAATATCATAAGGTAATCCTAAAAATAAATCTGAGCTTCTAAAGTTTACAGCCATATTTAATTTGCCATTGCTTCTCATAAAATTAAATTGCGTATAACAACACGGCAAGGCTTGGTCTTGTAAGTCCGTAGGGTTCCATAATGTAATTAATGCCCGACGACTATTATTTTTTATTTCATTAATTGCATATTCAATCTGGTCAAAAATACCGTTAAACTTTTTAACCTGGTAACCATACACTTTGCCTAAATTATTATTTTTAGCAAAATCATCCCACCAAAATATTTTATGCTTATGTAGATATTGCAAATCTGTACGGCCCTCGTATATCCATTTAAATTCAGCTAATGCTTTTTTAAAAAAAATCTTTTTTGATGTAACGACCGGAAAACCTTGCTGAAGGTTTATATTTAATGTTTGATTAAATAATTGCTTAGTTTTTATTGCTGTTCTATTTTTAGTTAACTCCCCATTGCGCAAACAATCAATTAATAATTTTTTATAATCATTTTCAAAACCACTATTCATAACCGTTATTTTTAAAAGAATCTAGCGCAGCAATATAACCTACACAATCAAGCATAGTATCTTTCTTTGTATTGTACGCCATACGGCTTATTTTAAGAGCTATTAAACACTTATAAAAGTCTTCCGCTGTTATGTCCTTATTTGTTAACTCTGACGCAACACGAGCGGCCTTTGCAATTGATTCATCAATAGGCCCATATTGTCTTTGCTTTTCTTCTTTACGGTCAAAAATAATTTTCTGAGCTTCCTTAAGTATATTCATTATTCGTAAGTTTCAAGTATTCTCTCTTCTAAATCAGGTATAAGTTTATTATTGAATATATTAAAAATACCAGTCTCGCCAGCAAATATGTCGTGTATTTCTACTGAAGGTGCTGAACCAGGGCTACCTGTGCCATCTGAGTAATACATAACCATTGGCTCGCCAGGGTCATATTCGTAATCTACTGAAAGCTCAGTATCGTGAAAAGTAATTTGTATTGTTTGTACCATGTCTATTTATTTTATTCAAATATATAAACATTTTATTAAAGATAAAAATTATTCTTTAATTTTCTTGTACTCAAACTTAAGTTTCTCTAAGTATATTGTAGCATCCATAAGCTCTTCTTGCAAATGTATTAACCATTCTACAAAGCTTAAATCGTTACGTTCCATTGTAGTTCCATATTTAGCCCTACCTATTTTAGCACGTAAGTCATATATTGTTTTGACGTTTTCTACAATTAAATCTTTCTCTCTATTTTCCCAAGTATTATCACTAATAAAACCACCAGCTTCTAGTAGCTCCATATATTTTGTTACACTATCGCTCATCTCTTTCTTTTCTTAAACTTTCAACTGCTCTATGTTTTGCAGACATTTCAATACTTTTTTGTTGTCTTGCAATCTCTACTTCTTTTTCTAACATACTAGCATACATATACATTTCGTTTGCTGTCTTAACTAAATTTTTAGCATGTTGATATTGTTTATTATTATTTGCTTTTGCAGCTCTTTCCATTATCTCTATAAGGTGAGTTGTTAAATAACTATAATTTGCTACAAAGGTTTGCTTTTGTAAAAGTGTCATAAGTATTCTTTATAAATTTTTTCTAAATTAACAACTATTTCTTTAACACAAGTACTACAACTAGACAATTCTTTTCTTTCGTTAAATACTCTATTGTATATTTTTAATAAATCTTTTTGATTTTTAGCTGTAATTATGCTTGTATTTCTATCAAACCAAGCCTTTAGATAATTAAACTCGTACTCTTCTAAGCAATTAGGTTTTTTATATGGTATTAACCTGTTTAGCTTTTCTTGTCTTTCGTCACAACCACAATCCTCGCCAACTAGCCATTTAGTTAATTTTTTAATTCCAGTTGCTTTAGTTACTTTTTCTGCAGTATCGCCTGCTCCTTTAGACTTTGCATCATAATTCTTTTTCCAGTCCTTATATGCTTTTGTTCTTTTGTCTCCTTTAAATTCTTTCATAATCTCCGTTTAAATAATCATCATAATCCTCATTAAATTTATCGCTTAAATCTTTTTTACATTTTTTTAAAGTATTAAATATGCTAACCCAACTTATACCAGTCTCTGCCGCAATCTTTCTAATGCTCATATCCGTATCTCTATATAGTTTAAATAACTTTTGGTCATACCAATGCCAATCTTCTATATAACTATCCATAAGGTCACAAACTTTAGCATACGCCTCTTGCTGTTCAATATCATCAAAATGTTCAATTTGTATATTATCTAAGCTAACTTTAGTTATTTTGTTTTTAGCATTGTAATATTGATAATATAAACTACGCAAGGTAAAAAATACATATCCTTTACTTACTTCGCCATCTTTTATTATCTTTTCTGGCTTAGCATATTTATGCAAAGCAATATACATTTCTTGCACGATATCTTCGGCATAATCATATTCGCCAAATGAATTTATTACTTTAATCCATTCGTTATGATGTTTTGCTACTATGGAAAGCCAATTGCTCATTAGAAGTCTAATAGTTCTTTCACGTTAGTATTTTTAGAATTTAATATGTCAATGCCTAAAAACTCAAAGCCTACATTATTTTTAACCATTCTAAGTCTAACTGGTTCGTCAATAGGTGTTGGTCGTCCACCTGTCTCTACTTCTTTTATCTTACGTACATGTATATCTGAGTACATCCATTCGCTTGGGTGTTGTGTATATCGATGTATTGTAAATACATCATCAGCACGGTTCCCCCATTTACCTCCTCCTTCAACATCAGCCATACTTGGTGGCATAGGTAAGCCAGCGTAATCATGGTCTTTAGCGTGTACTTTTCTAAGCGCGTCTGTTACAGCGTGAGTATTAAGCCAAATAGATACTTTTTGTTTTTTACAAAATAATCTAAACTCGCTTGCTACCTCGTAATCATACTCATGTGAATTTATACCTCTTAATAAATTTCTATCTTTATTTAATGAGTTATAAGGGTCTATTAAAAAACCATGATATTTAAAATCTTTTGCTATTTCTTTTGCCTCGTCTAAAAGTTGTCTATAGTTATAAGTATTATTAACATCAATTATTTTAAAATACTCATTTACCCAATTTAGATTATCGTTAATCTCTTGGTCTGTCATATTAGATATTGGCTTACCTGTTTTAAACTCTATTAGTTTTCTTGCAATACTCTGTGGTGTATTTTCTGCAGAAAAAATAAGCCATTTAATCTTATGTTTAATTGTCTGTAAAAGCATTAAATAAATAATAACAGTAGTCTTACCGACATTAGCATGCCCGATAATAATATTAAAGTTACATTGCTTAAAGCGTATATGCTCATCTATTTCTGGCACGCCTATTTTTAAGCCTTCTTTAACTCTACCGTATTTTATATCTAAAATACCTTTTTCTAAACTGTCTACCTTAGCTATCATATAAAAAAAAAAGGGGAGTATTATCTCCCCTAATATATTAAAATAATAAATCGTCT